GTTTGATACTGGTCACGACTTCAACAGTGGCGCACCAGAGGTGTTCAACGGAAAGAACAATAAGCCTTGGCTGTTTGACGATGGTGAGCTAGGCAATGGTACTATTGCTGATGTGTACATCGTAGTATATGACACGGCTATGGGGCCGGGATCTCGCCTAGATCGTATTGATGTTCTGGATCATGTTCCCCATGAAGGAATTGCGTCCAAGCCTGTGTACAAGTCTGTATCTTACTCTGATACACCTGCCCCGCCCAGCGCACCAGCAGTAGTAGCTGTAAAAGATGAGATTCCTTTCTAATGGAACCCAAGGGGAAAATCCTGATCGACGGGGATATCATAGCCTACCGTGCGGGGTTTTCCTCGAATGAAGGTACGCATAATGATGCTATGTTAAAAGTAGATGAGTTATTGGTCAGGGTATACGAAGACACTGAGTACCTTGCCCACTCCACTCAAGTCTATCTAACAGGCAAGGGTAATTTTAGGTTTGACTATGCAAAAACCCTTAATTACAAAGGCAACCGTAAAGATGTGGCTAAACCAGCACACCTATCTTTCATACGCGATTATATGTCTCATAAATATGGTGCAATAACAAGTAGAGGTGAAGAGGCTGATGATCTTATTGCAATAGAAGCCACTAAGTGTGGTAGGAGTTCTGTTGTTGCTAGTGTTGACAAAGACATGCTTCAGATCCCTTGCTTCCACTACAACCTATCCCACAGGCTTTTCTCTGTCGTTGGGGAGGCCACGGGACTTAAGTTCTTCTACACTCAGATACTTACTGGGGATAGGGCTGATAACATAGCTGGTCTTCATAGGTGTGGCCCTGTTAAAGCAAACAAGATACTTAAGGGACTTACTACTGAGATGGAATTGTGGGACGCTTGCGTTGAAGCATACGAAGGTGATGAAGAACGTGTCATTGAGAACGCTAGACTGCTTTGGTTACGAAGAGAAGTTGATCAGATATGGGAGGCCCCCAATGTCAAAGACAAGATCAGCTAAGGCTAAGGGTAGAAATGGTCAGCAAGAAGTCAGGGATAAATTACTAGCTACTTTCCCTGAGTTTGAGCCTGACGATATAAAGAGTACAACTATGGGTGATACTGGTGAGGACATACAGCTTAGTCCAGCAGCCCGTAAAAAGATACCCCTAGCTATTGAAGTTAAGAGACGTAAAGATGCGTTAAAAACTGTGTACGGTTACTTGGAACAAGCTGGCGCACATGGTAAGGGTGAGCCTGTAGTCTTCTTTAGATCAGACAGAAACCCTTGGGTAGTTATGGTTGGTATGGATCACTACATGGAGTTACTTAAGAATTGGAAGGGTGGAGGAAGTGACTGATGTTTTAAAAGTTTGGGGTATTATCGAAGGCCCAATACACTGTGAAGATTTGCCAGATAGAGATGATCTTGCAGATGAATGTAAGTTTCTTTTAGTATGTAAAGCAGAAGATGATGGTAAGGTTTTTGACCAGAACTTTTGGTTTGAGTCTTTAGATAGTGCATACGAATGGAAAAGGTATTTCGATAAGAACATAGAACCCCTTCAACTAGAGACTGACGATATAGGAGAGTACAATGCCTAAAACAGCAGTAATTTTAACGTGTTCACACGTAGACCCCAGTGTTTCTAATGAACGATTTGATTGGTTAGGGAGTCTTATCTACGACATACGTCCTGACTATGTAGTTGACCTAGGTGATGGCGCAGACCTAAAGTCCCTCAACACCTTTGATACTAAAACTCCTGCAGCACTGTGCGCCCAGAGTTACGAGCGTGACATTGACCACTACAATGAAGCACAGGATCGTACTAGACGTAAGTTCAAAGAGATGAAGAAACGTAAACCTGTTTACTTTGGCTGTGAGGGTAATCACGAATACCGAATCAAACGTGCCCTAAGCATAGACCCCAGACTTGAGGGTGATCGTTACGGTATTAGTTTTAGTCACTTGCAGACAGACTATTGGTTTGATGAATACTACGAATATCAAAACAATGCCCCAGACTCTTTTGATAAAGATGGAGTTACATACGCTCATTATATCAGTAGTGGGAATTATGGTACAGCTATGTCTGGAGAACACCACGCCTACAACCTACTAAAAAAACGTCACCACTCTACTACTGTTGGTCACAGCCACAAACGAGGTATGTTTTTTAAGGATGATGCACACCCAAACCCTGCCATTGGTCTTGTGGCTGGATGCTTCAAAGGAGCAGAAGAGAGTTGGGCTGGGCAAGCAAATCATGAATGGTGGAAAGGTGTTATCATTAAACGTAACATTGAAGGGGGTTGCTATGACCCAGAGTTTGTGTCAATGTCTAGGTTGAAAGCTATTTACGGTTGACAATCTAATGTAATTGAGTATAACTAAGGGCTTGTGACAATGAATTATGAAGTAACAATGACAATAGAGGTAGACTCTAAAGCTAACTTTTTAGAGGTAGACGATCTGTCCAGCCCTGTTGTTATACAAGGATTTATTTACGACATAATGTATGATGTAGATGATGTAGAAATATTAACCTGTGAGGTGCAGTTAAATGACTAAAGTAACACTTGATGATATAGAGTATGATACAGAAGACTTTAATGAAGACCAACTTCAAATATTAACCCAACTCTCAACTAATCAAAATGTAATCCAATCTTTAAAGTGTCAACTTAATGGTGTCTCTGTTGTAGCAGAAATTTTACTTAAACGTCTTAAGGATTCCTTAAACGGGGAGGCAAAAGCAAATGCTAACTAAAGAGGAAATAGATGACTGGAACTACAACTACTACGATATCTTTGTAGAAAAAAAGATGCTCACCAAAGGTAAAGATCGTTTAGTAGAAAATACTTTAGGTCTTGTAGGAGAAGCAGGTGAGGTTGCTGAGAAAACTAAAAAACTTATTAGAGATAAAACTAGGTTTAGTGATGAAGAGATCTTACAAGAACTAGGTGACGTTCTCTTTTACGTTACAGCCCTATCTCATATATACAACAGTAACATCAATGAGGTTATGCAATTAAATGTGTCCAAGCTAGACGGACGTGAAGCCAGAGGAACCCTAAAGGGAAGCGGAGATAAACGATGAAAAGTAACTACCTACCTACGGACTATCAGACCTTTATTGCAACCAGTCGGTATGCACGGTGGCTTGAAAAGGAGGGCCGTAGAGAAACATGGAGTGAAACAGTTGAGCGTTACATTGACAACATTGTAAAACCCCTATTACCCGAATACAGCGGTAAAGAAGTTGAAGAGGGTATAGTTTTACACAGTTTAGATGGAGCATTAACAGGTTTAGAAAATCAAAGTGAGGTAGATAGTATACGCCACCACATCTTGAGCCTACAGGTTATGCCTAGTATGAGGTCAATGATGACAGCAGGTAAAGCTAGTATGCGTGACAATACTTGCATGTATAATTGCAGCTACCTACCCGTAGATGACCCTAAGTCTTTCGATGAGGCTATGTTCGTCCTGCTTTGCGGTACGGGGGTTGGTTTCAGTGTTGAGCGTCAGTTCATTAGTAAGCTTCCTGATGTTCCTACCCTGTTCGATAGCGAAACTACGGTTGTCATCAAGGATAGCAAGGAAGGCTGGGCTAAAGGTCTCAGGCAAGTGTTGGCACTCCTTTGGGCTGGTGAAATCCCTAAGTGGGATGTTAGTAGAGTTCGTCCCGCAGGTGCAAGACTAAAGACTTTTGGTGGCAGAGCTTCAGGCCCAGCGCCCTTGATTGATCTGTTTAACTTTGCAGTTACTACTTTCAAAGTAGCTTCTAACCGTAAGCTATCTAGTATTGAGTGTCATGATTTGATGTGTAAGATTGGCGAAGTAGTTGTAGTAGGTGGTGTACGCCGCAGTGCTATGATCTCCTTATCCAATCTAAGTGATGACCGTATGCGCCATGCTAAATCAGGCAACTGGTGGGAGAGTTCTCCTCATCGTGCCTTAGCTAACAACTCTGTGTCTTACACAGAAAAACCAGACAGTATTGCGTTCATGCGTGAGTGGACAGCCCTTATGGAAAGTGGGAGTGGTGAACGTGGGGTCTTCAACAGAGAAGCATCAATTAAACAAGCTGAAAAGAATGGCCGTAGAGAGTCTTGCTACGAGTTCGGAACCAACCCTTGTTCGGAAATCATATTACGCCCGAATCAATTCTGCAATCTCTCAGAGGTTGTTGTCCGTGCGTCAGATGGTCTTGAAGATATTGCAAGGAAAGTCCGATGTGCCACTATACTTGGGACGATCCAATCAACCTACACACACTTCCCCTATCTGCGCAAAGTGTGGAACACGAACACAGCCGCAGAGCGATTGCTTGGTGTGTCTCTCACGGGGATAATGGATAACCCATTAATGACGATGACTAATGATGGTCTATCGGAAACATTGGAGTACCTAAAAGATGTTGCAGTATCTACAAACGCTGAGTTTGCTGAACGCCTTGGCATCCCTACTTCTACTGCTATCACTTGTGTTAAGCCAAGTGGCACTGTCTCCCAGCTTGTTGATAGTGCTAGTGGGATTCACGCTAGGCACAGCCCTTATTATGTACGTACTGTCAGGGGAGATAATAAAGACCCGCTCACCCAGTTTATGATTGACCAAGGTATCCCTAGTGAGCCTGACGTTATGAAGCCTGATGCTACTACAGTGTTTAGCTTTCCTATGAAATCACCTGACAATGCTATCCATACCGTTGATATGACTGCACTAGAGCAGCTAGAGATGTGGCTAATGTATCAACGTCACTGGTGCGAACATAAGCCAAGCGTAACTATCAACGTTAAGTCAGACGAATGGTTTGAAGTAGGAGCCTTTGTGTACAAGCACTTTGATGAGATGTCTGGTGTATCGTTCCTGCCCTTCAATGAGCATACCTATCAGCAAGCACCTTATCAGGATGTAGATATTACAGCCTACCGTAATCTTTTATCTCTTATGCCTACTGCTATTGATTGGTCTAAGCTCTCTGAGTATGAGATTGAAGATAACACATCTGGTATGCAGACTATGGCATGTAGCGGTGACGTGTGTGAAATGGTGGACATAACATGAGTAAGAAACTTAACATACCTACTTGCATTAAGTTGCAGGTGGGTGTATAATGAATTATTGCTCTGTCTGTAAAATAGAAACTGAACAAGATGACTGTGAGATCTGTATGAAAAAAGTTGACAATGTAAATAGTCCTTCCCACTACAACAGTTCTGGTATCGAATGTATAGACGCAATGGAGGCTATGACTAACGAAGCGGTACTGCCCTCCTTTATCTCTTACTGCTGGTGTAATTGTTTTAAGTATCTTTGGCGATGGCCTTACAAGAATGGCTTAGAAGATTTAAAGAAAGCTCGTTGGTATCTTGACCGACTAATTGAAAGCCTAGAGGAGAAACAATGAGACCTTTTGAAAAAGGCAACTTAGATTTTAAAAAGGGCAACCTAGTAAATCCTTACTCTCGCACAAGTAAAGACAATAAAGAATGGGAGTATGGGTTTAACATAGCAT